CCTGTATTTAAGCGTCTGGACACCTTACGCTGCATTCGCTGCTGCGACAGATACCTTTGCTATGCCTAATGGGTATGAAGACGCTGTAGCTTATAACCTGGCGATTAGGTTATCCCCTGAATTCCCTTCGATTCCGTTAAATCCTGCTGTAGTTGAAATAGCCAAACAATCTTTGGCTTCAATCAAAAGGATTAACCGTGTGCCAATGATCCAGACTACTCAGATATTTAAACTAATCACAGGCCAAGGAACTAGGTCTAATATTCTATCGGGGGCGTAATGAAACTCCCTAACTTCCTAGGCGGTACAGATGAGCAGAGATCAAACAACATCTCTGACGCAAGACTAATCAACCTTTACCCTGTTACTAACAACGATGGTACTGTTCAAGCATTGCACAAAGTTGACGGGTTGAAGAGTGAAGGTACTTTAGCAGGTGTTCCAACTGGTGCATACAAGGCATCTAATGGCAGAGCATTCTATGTTACCGGCACTACACTTTATGAATTGACTGTTCCTGCTGGCGTTTATACCTCGACTTCACGCGGAACTGTAACGGCTGGAACGTATGACTTCAGCGATAACGGTATCGAGTTAATCTGTGTTAATGGTACGGATGGATGGTTGCTTGTCTTTGCAACAAATACTCTATCAAAGATAAAGGTACTTTCCAACACTGTAACAATAACAGTTGCGACACCGGCTATTTTAACGTCTGTTGCGCACGGTCTTGCTGATGGTGATAGGGTGTTGCTTTCCTCTACAGGATCGCTTCCTAGCCCATTTACAGGATCAACACCATATTACGTAATAGCCGCTGGATTGACTGCTGATGCGTTTGAACTGTCTTTAACTCTGGCTGGAACTGCTATAAATACAGGCCTTACCGCTACATCAACTTGCGTTATTTCAACTAATACCGGAACTGGTGGGACATGTACTATATCTAATGGTACTCCTGCTACGATTACAAAAGCGGGGCATGGATATACCGCTGGTAATGTGATTTTATTTAATACCACAGGCGGATTACCTAATGGATTACTACTTAATACTTTGTATTATGTATTAGCTCCAGCGACAGATACATTTACAGTAGCTCTTACAGTTGGTGGAACTGCAATAAATACAACCAGCGCGGGGACTGGAGTTCAGTCAATTATCAATCTTTCAGCAGGGACTATTTACGATATTGATGGATATGATTTAAATATAGGCGATGAGATTAAATTCACAACAACGGGTGCGCTTCCTACTGGAATTGTGGCAGGTACAAGTTATTATTTAACTAGCACACATAACTTTACGTTATCTAGCTATACAGAAATCGGGCCTATATTCGGCGAATTGCTAACTTTTTTTGTTTTTACTTCATCAAGTAATACTTTAAATTTTGGTACTAAAATACGGATTTTATGTAGTGGAGTTTATCCGACTGGAATACTTCCAGATACTGACTACTATATTGTAAATATTTATGATAGGTCAATACCTGGAAACACAGGACTAAAGGGTATTTCAGAAACTCCAAGCGGAAGCGCTAAATTATATGCAAGCCCTGGAACTGGGTCATTAATAGCAAGAGAAGATAATACATTCGGCATTGTCGCTGCTGCTGTTGACATTTATGGAACTCGCATTGTCGCAAGTAGCACACAATCAGGAGTTCAGTCATATTACACAAACGCAATACTCCCTTTTGGAACTCATACCTTTACAACTCTTGGCTACGGATTTCCAAACGGCTGCAAAACTATCTCATATTTAAATGGTAGGTTTGTAGCCTGCGAGCCTAGCACACAAAATTTTTATGTTTCCGAGGTTTTAGACGGGTGGTACTGGGATGCAATCAACGTCCAAACAGTAGACTCTAACCCTGATTTACTCATAGGCCAAACAGTAAGCCATAATGAATTAATAATGTTCTGCGAGAACTCAGGAGAGGTATTCTACGACTCAGGTACTTTCCCCACCCCATTCGTCCGTAACTCTTCGGGGATATTCGAGGTTGGTTGTATTGCACCTTATACAATAACTAATCTTGATAATACTGTGTACTGGTTAGGTAACTCTAACGAAGGCTCTGGCATCATTTATAAGTTGAACGGGTACACGCCTCAACGTATATCGACTTACTCAATAGAGCAAGCTATACAGGCCATGACAACGGTATCAGATGCTAGAGCATTTGCATATCAAAAAGACGGGCATCATTACTATGTACTGACATTCCCTACAGGGAATAAAACATTTGTGTTTGATGTGAATACTCAGTTATGGCATGAGAGGGCGCAAGCCACATGGACACATAGTGCAATACCTCCAAGTATGTCATGGGTTGCGACAGCAAGTGCTATAACAGATTTTTATCCACAAAATATAGCATGGAATGGGTCGGTTTATTGCGTTGTCGGGTGGAGTGGATCTGGTACTGGTATAACAAGATGTTATACAAGTCCAGACGGGATTACTTGGACTGTTAGAACATTGCCTACTAGTGGAACATGGGCTGGAATTGCATGGAATGGAACTGTATTTTGTGCAGTAAGCGGGGTTGGTACCGCAGCAGCAACAAGTCCGGATGGTATTACATGGACTGCGAGAACCCTACCAACTTCTACTTATTGGAGTGATATAGTTTATGCAAATAGTCAATTTGTTGCTGTTGGATCGCAGGCAGGTATAGGGAGTTATTGCGCGACAAGTCCAGACGGAATAACGTGGACTGCGAGGACAATAACTTCATATCCATTTTTGGCTACTATAATTTCGTATGGTAATGGAATTTATGTTGCCACTGGAATCACCAGTGGTGGTAGTAATACAACAACTTGCTCAACAAGTCCAGACGGGATTACATGGACTTCTAGAACTATTCCTAGCGGTTATTATATGGATTGCGCATGGAATGGAACTGTATTTTGTGCAGTAGCTAGACATAATAATGGTGCAAGTACAATTTCAGCAACAAGTCCAGATGGAATAACGTGGACTGCGAGAACTCTGCCAGAAAGTGCAGATTGGTCAGGAATAGATGTTATTAGTGGTTTATTTTGTATAGTCAATCAAACAAATAATAATTCTTATATTTCAGAAGATGGAATAACATGGACATTAGAAGCAATACCGGGTTCACTAGGTGGCTTTTCAAGTCTAGGTAATAATGGGTCATTATTTGTAACGGTTGGATTTAGTTCTCCAGTTATATCAGCATTAAGCTCTGTACCAGTTGTTACACCCGGCTCTTATGTACTAAGCTATTGGCCTGTAACTAAATACCTCTACTTCAACAACAAACACCTAACCACAGACACAACCACAAGCCTATCCAGTATTGATTCATCCACCTATAAGAACGGCACTAATCCTATCCGTTACGTGCGCTCATTCATCGCTCCTCCATCCGATATGAAACGCGTGGTGCATAGTCTATTTGAACTTGAGGCTGAAACTGGCGTAGGAGCTACTACAGCAGACGTTATAAATCTGCGATGGTCTAACGATAACGGGAATACATGGAATACAGATATTCCTAAAGAATTGGGGTTGTCCGGTGACTATGCGCGGCGCATTAATTGGCATCGTCTAGGTCTGACCAAAGGCTATCCAAGGATATACGAAATATCAGGCACTTCTGACACGAAAATAGTATTACTTGCTGCATATTTAAGCTAGAATACAAGAAAATACGAGCGTTCACTAACATGAAATTTCAAGTTATCGGATTACCCAGAACAGCGACAACATGGGCAGCTAATTGGCTGACGGATAACGATGCTATTTGCTATCACGACCCGCTATCGTACAAGACTATAGATGAATTGAAAGAGTTCAAGCCTGATTTCGACTGGGGGATTTCATGCTCTGCCTCATGGATTGCTCCGAAGTGGTTAAATGGCTACGATTGCCCTCGAATAATATTAGACCGAGATCCTGACGAAATTGATGCTTCATTAATTAAATTGGGATTACCAGTACTGACAGATGAAATGATTGATAAGTTTTTTGCACTTTCTGGGCCACGTATTTACTATACAGATTTATTTGACCCAATAAGCGCAAGAGAGATATGGAAGCATCTGCGAGGCACTGAGTTTAACGAAGAGCGGCATAAAATCTTGTGTGAAATGCACATCGAGCCTGAGTTTAGCAAGTGGCATCCAGATTTAAGCATTATTACAAAGTTGATGATTGAAGGAGAATAAACATGGCACTATTCGCTGTTGGAGCATTAGCATTAGGGGCATATAGCGCATCTGAACAGAGAGCCGCTGCTGATAAGGCTAATCGAGCGCAACAAGAAGGGATGGGTCGGGCGCTTGGATTGACTGAGGCGCAATATCAGCAAAGCCGTCAGGACTTGATGCCGTGGACTCAGGCCGGTAAACAAGCATTGTCTGAGCAACAATCCTTAATGGGATTGGGTGGCGATACCGCTGGCGCTATGCGTAGCCTACAATCCTCGCCCGGTTATCAATCACGCCTTGCAATGGGTGAACGGTCATTAGCTGGTAGCTCTGCGGCTCGTGGTGGCATGGGTAGCGGCAAAGCTCTGATGGCGGCTGGTAATTACGGTCAAGATTATGCTTCTAACGAATATGGTAACAGACTATCACAACTTGCTAACCTCTCAGGAACAGGACAAAGTGCTGCTGCTGGACAGGCCGCTGCTGGGCAACAATATGCAGGCAACATGTCTAACCTGATAACTGGTGGTGCTAACGCAGAGGCAGCTTCTGGTATGGCTGCTAGTCAAGCAACGCAATCAAGTCTGTTAGGTGGTGCACAGCTTGGCCTTGCTGGTTATCAGGCTTTAAATCAACCTAAAAACCAATGGCAAACTTATTACAGTATGCCGGGCACTTACAGCTGGAGATCATAATGCCACTTGACCAAAGCATATATCAAAGACTAGGCCAGCAAAATACGCTAGGACAGCTTGCTGGAAGTATTAACCAATACACTGAAAATCAAGGTCGATTGGCTGATCTTGCACGTCAGCGACAAATGCAGGATGTTCAAATGCAACGGCAGGAGCAACAATGGCAGGCGCAACAATCTGCCACAGCTCAAGCAAACAAAGAAAAAAGCATCCAGAAATCATCGCTTGAACTAGCCAATATGATCCGCTCTGGTGCGCCACGTGATCAAGTAGAATCATGGGCGGTGCAGAGATATTCTGAACTTGGACTTCCCACTGACCAATTAAAGCAGAAACTTGACGGTGTTTATGCCGCACCCGCTGGAGTGACTGGACAGGCTGATTTAATGGAAGAGTCTGCCTTCCCTGAAATTGCGGCGAAACAACGCATGGAGCAGCGATTTGCCACACAAAAACAGCAAACACCATCAGCGCTTGCAACATTAATGGCAGAGCGTGAAAAGATAGCTTCGCAAAATCCTAACGCTCCGCAATTGGCTATCTATGACCAGATGATTCAAAAGCAGACTACTCACACACCATTTATGCAAGTTGCAACTGGTGAGGGTGGAGAGCAATCATTGATTACTGCGCCAAAAGCAGGCGGGAAGGCTACTGTTCAACAACTAGGGATAGTTAAGCCAACTAAGGACGCACAATTATCACCTCAAGCACAAAAAGAACTATTTGAAGCAGATGAAAATATTCAAACAGGGATTGGAGTACAGAACACATTAAGACAAGCATTGAACCTTAATAAGGATGCATACTCAGGTTATGGCGCGTTAACAAGAGCAAAGCTTGCAAGCAATATGCCCGGACAAGTTGACCCCAAGGCAGACGCGACAATACAACTTGATAATCTTGTTAGAGAGCAAGCATTGGCAGGCTTAAAAATTGTATTCGGCGGCAACCCGACAGAGGGAGAGCGTGCAATGTTGCTTGATTTACAGGCGTCTTCTGAAAAAACACCGCAGCAACGTGAAGCAATATTAAATAATGCACTCAAGAGTATCGAGAGAAAGCAAAAGTTTAACGAACAAAAGGCTGAATCCTTGCGCGGCGGTACTTATTTCAAACAAGCACCTTCGCAGCCAGCACAAATACAACCAGCAGATAGTGAGGCTGTAGCATGGGCAAAAGCTAATCCAGCAGACCCAAGATCAGCAAAAATACTTCAATTGCAGAGGTGATTTATGGCATTTGACCCAGACGCATATTTAGCACAAAAAAATCAACCAACTCAATCGGGCGGATTTAACCCTGATGCTTACTTGGCTGAAAAAACTGCCTTGCCAGTAGAACAAAAGCAACCTATGTCATGGGGCGAGGCTGGGTTACAGTCTGTAGGCAATATTCCTTCGTCACTTGGGAAGATGGTTGGCGGAATATACGAGGCTGCAACATCGCCAGTTGAAACAGCCAAAGGTGTATTTGATGTTGCGGCAGGTGGATTGCAGAATTTAATGCCTGAATCACTTGTCCAGTTTGTTAATAAAATTGATCCTAATGTTAAATCAGCAGACGAAGCACGCGCGAAGGCTGATGCACTAGGACAGTTCTACAAACAACGCTATGGCTCTGAAGAAGGATTTAAACAGGCCGTTGCGACTGATCCTGCTGGGATATTAGCTGATGCCGCTAGTGTGCTTACTGGGGGCGGCGCTGCTGTTGGTAAGTTGCCTATGATGGGTAAGGTTGGCAAAACCGTTATAAGCGCAGGTAAAGCAATTGACCCTTTGGCACTTACAGCTAAAGGAGTTGGAGCCGGTATTGGCGCTGCTGGTAAAGGAATTCAGGCTGGTCTAGGCATGACCACTGGCGCAGGTGCGGAAGCCATTAAACAAGCGTACCAATCAGGTAAAAAGGGTGGGCAACAAGCTGAAACATTCCAAGCAAACTTAAGGGGTAATGTTCCTGCAAATGAAGTATTAGATATTGCTAAATCTGACTTGGCAGCGATGAATGCGGCTAAAACTGCTGAATATCGCGCAAATATGCAAGGCATAAAAGCGGATAAGTCTATATTAAGCCTTGATAAAATTGGCGAAGAGATAGCAAAATCTTATGGGCAAGTTACT